TTGTAATGTCTTACCCAGTTCTGTTGCGAGAAAAAACTCAAAATTTAACCAGTTATCTCGCTTGATTCTTTTTTTGCTGAGTTTAAATCAATATCTAATCCCATCATAAATATTTCTAAGTCATTCAATATAGTTTCTGGTAGAAACCTTTTAAGGTTTTCAGCATCAGCAGAAGCAAATGCTTTTGTACCATCTTCATTTTCTGCAATTTGGCATAAAAGCCTTGTTGATATGACTAACCCTTCTTCTGTTCCAACAGCAGCTTGTGCTTGTATTCTATCGTGTCTGGTTATTGGTGGAAAATATAATTCTTTTAAAATGGTTCCATCAGGATTATTAAGTTCATACTTTCTTCTTTTAGTCATTACATCAGCAAACGCTTCTGTAATAAGGTCTACGTTTCTTTTTGCAGGCATAGGGTTTTAATTGTATTACCCTAATATACTATATAGCTGAAGTAATGGCACCATTAGTAATAAAGGTAAGGCTTACCTCTTGAATTTCTCCAAGTGTTGCTCCATATTCTGCATTGGTAATGATACCAGCAAAACCAATTTTTTTACTTGCTGTTCCACTGTCAGGAAATAACTCAAATAATGCATCGCCAGCATCACCAGTTACAAGAACATCATCAATAAAGGCTTGGTAATCTGAGTTGCCAGATGGGTTATAAAGTAAAGTTGCTGAACCTTCACCAGAGATAAGACCACCTACAAAAGATTTTGAAGTTGCACCCATGACAGTAGTCTCTTGAGTGTCCTTACTAACAGACAATGACCATGCTCTTAAATCTGAAATGTCGGCTTCTGTTCCGCCAGCATTTTCAAACATGATTTTTCCTACATCACCTTTAACAGCCATAACAAAAAAAAGTATTTATTTTATATTAGCTCTTTTTAGTCTTTTTCACATCTATTTTACAATTTTGTTGACTCTCATAATATTTACGACATTCAGGATCCCAGTAAGCAGCTTCTCTTCTTCCTTTTACAGCTTCAATAGCATCTAGCATTTCTTTTGTGATTTCAAGTTTTGGCATAATTAAAGTTCCTCATATATTTCAAATGTTACTCTGATTTGTGTCTGAAATTTTCCTTCAGGACTAGAAGTTAATACTTCTGGTCCTACTGGTGAATCAAAAATAACATCTGAAACTGTAATTTTATTGTAAAGGTCACGCAATCGTTTGCCAATAACAAAATTTGCACCAGAGCCTATTCCTTCTTCAGTAAATATATTTAAAACAAGTAAACCAACAATAAGATTTACACCATCAGCTAAATATCTTCCACTACCAAAACTTGTTTCACATTGAACAAAACTATCTTCAGTTGTTGAATCAAATGACATATTACTAAATACAACTGGGATAGCTGGACTTGATGCTAACTCTGTAGCTAGTCTCCCCTCAATAGTAGACCTAACTGTATTTAAATCTATTGCAGCCATTATAATCTCCCAAATTTTTCTTCTATATGTTGTTGCACCTGTTTAGCTATTAATTCTGGATAACCCTTAATTGTATTTGTTTCAGGCTTTGTTCTATATCTACCCTGCCAACTAGGTGGAAGGCTGGTTCCATAAACAACTGGTTCTGCATATTCTACATTTGTAGAAACTACACCTTTAAAAGCTGTAACTTCACTTGTCCATGATCTTCTTAATCTACCAGTATCAACAGGTGTGTTACGAGCTACTTCTTCTTCCCAGAAAAAAGTACCACTTTTTACTGCTTTAATAATATCTTGCTTAAATTTTTCATTAACGATTGCACTTAATCTTATTTCTCTAGCCATAATTACCTCAAAATAAGTTCAAAACTAATTGGTGTGTTATTCTGTTCATTTGTAGTAACAGCAATAATTTTAAATTCAACACTACTAATTACAACTCTATCTTTAGTTGTTGGAACATAATCTAAATCGTTTGCAGATATTGTTAAAATTTTATCTTGCTGCTCTATTAAATCATTAACCTGTGACCTTGTTACTTTTTCTAAAACACCTTTAAGTGTAGTATCAGCAGTGGTCTCAGAGATAACACCTGTAGTTGTATTGTAGGAACCAGCAGTAACTTTTCTGACAGTTACATTTCCACCTAATTTATTAAGTGTTTTTGATGCTGCTTTTTTTAAAGCATTGGCTAAACTCATTAGATTCTATATGCAATAACCTGACCGCTAGCCAATGTAATACTTGTAATTACACCTTCTACTTCAGATGCTACTCCCATAGTAATTCCATTAATTGTTGATGAGCCATTCTCTGTTAAGTTTTCTGAAACGAATGTTGCTTCAGCAGCAGCCAAACAATGTACTTTTCCAAACCGACCAGTATGTGTGTCTGTGTTTGTGATAATGATTGCTGCAGGGTAATAGCCCATTTGTTAACTCCTTTTAATTGCTACGTTGCCGGGTCCACCAATTCTTAATCCTGTAAAGTACCTATCGAATAATGGTGGAACTCGATCTGCACCAACAGCACCATAAAAATTAGGTGTTGCTTCTAGGTTACCAATTTTTACGTTTTTGTAATCCTCTAAGCCACTTAATCCTAACCCATCTCTATTATTATTTAAATATACAGCTAAAATAACTTGTGCTTTTTTAACTTGATCTGGTATTTCTGTATCTGTAAAATAATCTGTTGATATGCGAAAAGGAAAGCCTGTTGCATAAGTATTTATATAAGTATCAGGTTTACGAACTCCTGTTCGTGGCCATTGTAATGCTTGTGTATTAGTTACTCTTGCTCCTAAAAATCTTTCACGATCAACTCTTACAGCAGCAGTAAATAAAGCTCTATTTTGGTTGTCAGCATTTGAAGTGTCCCATGCAGTAACATCATCATCTGCAATGAGTCCTTCTATTATTGAATTTGCATCAGACAGAGTTATGTAACTGTTCGCTGATGCTCCCCCCACTGTTGCGTCTATCGTTATTGCCATTTTGTTTTAATTTAGGCTTTCGTTTTGTTTTTTTAAGAGGTGCAGGGGCTACTTGTTTAGTAGCCTCCTGCTCTCTCATTCGTTTAAAAGCGAATAAACCCATTAACTAGATGCACCTTTCAATGCAACAAAGTTAATAACGATTGCTTCACTTAATGAACCAGCAGATGCATTAGTTACAGTAACTTTAAATGATCCAGCAGCAACAGTACTAACACCTAAAAGATAGGCACCAGCAGTCCCAGCAGAACCATGATTCACTACTACAACATCTGTTGCAGCAATTTTGTCATTAGTAACTGTAAATGTAACTTCTGCAGCAGCAGCTAAAGCTGCATTGTTCATAGTAATTTGACCTGACTCTGTATTAAGAGTTACACCTGTCCCTTTGTTGGTTGCTTGGGTTACTGTACCGCCTGTTGTTGGTCCAGCTAACTTACCAGCAGTTACCTCAAATGTTGATGGCATGATTAATTACTCCTAGTCTTGAGTTGATACGTTAGTAGCTCTAACGATACCAATGTTCTTTGTCTCGTAGACCTTCGACCAGTTGCCTACAGTTTGAAGTTGTGATCTTGTTGGGTTAACAGTTGTAACTGCCCACTTAGAACCTACAGGATGATAGCAATAGTGAAGATCAATAGCCATAGCATCAGATTTAGCCAGAATGTCTCTGTCTGTCTCTGTTGTAAGACCAGCCTGTTCGCCACTAGCTACTGAACCAGCAGTAAAGAAATATGTACTGTATTCAGTTGATGAACCACTACCAGTAGTTGTAACATCATCAGAAACAATAACTCTTAAACCGCAATAGGTTGGAACAGTATCATTGCCACCAGCATATGCAGGGGCAATAGTACCACCAGATGCTGTTGCAGAACCGCCATTACCATCTGCTGCAAGAACATAGTCAACCATTTTTCTCTCAACGAGATCATAGTAAACTTTGCTGTGCATACAAACTGCAGTTAGCTTATCTCCTTGGTCGCCAAGAATTGATCTTGCTTTTGCAACGTGTCTTGGAGATAAACCAGTTGGAGTGTCACCAGAACCACCATCAATTGTTAAACCAAAAAATGCAGCATTAGAATCTGTTGTATTAACAGAACCAAATACTCCATCAAGACAAGAAAGTAAATCTTTTTGTCTCTGGTTTGCAATGTAAGCACCAATCTTTTGACCGATTGCAGCCATTGGATCAGAACCTGCTGCTAATGCAGCTAAATCTCTTGATTCAAATGCTCTCCCGCGATGTAAAATAACTCCAACTTGTTTGTCAGTAGAAATTTTGCCGGGTGTTAATGAAGATGAATCTGAAAGTACCTCGAAATCTCCAGAAAGATTCGCACTGAAAAACGGTACATTTATAAAATCACCACCCTCAGTAGCATTTAACTCAGCCATAGGTGCAACCACACCGCTTGCAAGAAATGAATCTCGTGCAGTTGTTTGCTCTATGACATATGGAGTAAATACCTCTGGGACGATAATATCGCTCCTGAGAACTGCCATGTGTTCAAGAATAAAAGTTTAACGGTTGTGGGCGTAACCCTATTGGCCTAGCGTAACTTTGCCTAATAACCTATATACTAACGTGTTTTAGCAATATCTCTCAACTTTTGCCAAGTTTCCTTACCATATGTTTTAAAAATCCTACCTTGTTCTGTAATATCTTCACTAGATTTAAGAAATGGTTTAATCATATCTTCTGAAAAAGCATCAGAAGATGGTCTTGATATAGGTGCACCACCACCAGTTGGCAATTTATTTTTTAATAAATAAGGCTTTTCTTTTGCTAGTTTTGTTTTTACATATTCAGCAACAGGAAGTTGTTCATATCCATCAACAACAATAGGTTGCCCATCTTTTATTTGTATTTGATCCTTTGGAACTAAATTATTTAAAACTAATTCAGGATCATGTGTTATTTCAGATAAAGCTTGTATTGCTGGTGCAATAAGTTCAAGCTCTCTATTTCTTGCTTCGAGCTTTTGTATCTTATCTTTATCCTCTGCTGACTTATCTCTATATTGTTGTTCAAGAAGAGTCTTTGATTCTTCGTATTTACCTTCTTTTTCTAAATCTTCTTGTTCTTTTTTTTGTTTAAAAGCTAATAAAGCCTCGTAGTCCTCTGGAACAGATTTTTCAGTTGTTGGTTTCTGATTTTTTAATTTACCAATAAGTTCATAATTTTTTGCTTCAAGTTTTTTAACTGAATCTTTTAGTTGTTCCAGTTCTTGATTGTTTTCTTGTGGCGTAACCACAGTTTCATTTTCTTCAGACATAAATTAGTCGTAAACTAAACGTATTATATTATTTATATCACCATTTGACCTTTGCTGCCCAAAAAGCCCCAGACATTTTTCCTCTTGCAATATTTTTTGCATGACGAGCAAGAAAAGATTTACGTCTTGCTTTACCTTTATCTGTTTGTGGATTTTTACCAGCACCAGATACACCTTGCTGTCCAAACCTAATTAATTTTACTTTATCACCCTCTTTTGCTAAAACTGCATGGGATTTTGTTGGATGACTTGGAGTTCTTTTCGGTTTATTAAAACCAGAAAAGGATTCTTTCCCACGTTTAACTGTCATTTTTGTCTTTTCCTAGTTTTATCATAAATATCTTTATCAACTTTGCGTGCTGGGCCACCTCTCATATAACTATTAACACGAGCCATTGACCAAGCAGCCATTGGAACATTACGACTACCACTAGATAAATAAGCACCTTGTCCTTTTCTGTACACTTGTGCTAATTCACCATAGGTAAATTTTGTGTCTTTAGCTTTTTCTCTAAGTGTTTTTTTTGTTTTTTCGTTTAGTGGGCTTCTTCTTTTTTTTTGTGACATCTTGATTAACTCGTGATTTTTGTACAGCTTTAATGTCTATGTATTCACCCTTTCTGTATGCTTCTGCTGTTCTTCTAATTTCAGCAGCTTTTTTTGTTCTATTTTTTGACCCTCTCAGATAATTTTCTGGTATTTTACTTTTCTTCTTTTTCTTTTTTGGCATTTTTCCTTGGTTTTGTTGTTTGTGCAGACTGTTTTGCTTCAGACAATCTTTCTGCTAATGATTTTGCCATTATTTTTTACCACCTTTTTTTACTTTTTTCTTTTTCTTGGGTGGTCTACCCATTTTAGAACCATAAGTTCCTTTTCCCATTGGCATGATAATTTAAGCAACTAACAATAGTATAACTTTTAAATTGCTTTTGGATATTTTTTTATTAAATCTGTTAAAGATAATTCTGTGCCATCATCTCTTAATATCTGACGCAGAGCATCTCTTGGACTTTTATTTTTTGTATTTATCAGGTAGTTAAAAAATGTTTTTTTATTTCCAAGTGCTTTACTTTGCATATCAGGATTCTTTTTTAACCAATTAGGATAACTTTCATCTTGCGGAACTCTACCAACAGCACTGGGTCTTGTGTTTGGAAATCTTCTTCTTAAATCTTCATCATCAATAATCGGAACAGTAGTTGATCTGCAATTAAAATGTTGTGGTGGCTCTGGACCTTCACCATATTTAAATTTACGTCCATCAAGACTTCCACATAAAGCTGTTGTTCTAGAATCCAATGTTGCCACATATTCATATTTTTTAGTTACATCTTGATTAGCTGAATAAACAGCCTGACTAGCTATTGTCTGAACTTGATTAACTGAAGTTCTTACAATAGTTCTAACTTGATTATTTGATAAACGCATACCAGTACCACCAGCAAGAGCTTGTGCCCTTGCTGTCATTTCTTGATTAGCTCCAAATCTTAATCTACCTCTAAGACGTCTTGCTATTTTTGCAATTGATTCTCCTTCTGTCATTCCTACATCAACTTCTCTTCTTATAAGTTCTCCTTGAGATATTGCTATACCACGAAAAGCTTTTGATATAACTTCTCCACTAGGTAATGTAATAGCAGCGCCTTTTGCAGCAGTTAAACTAAATGTTCTTCGAACTTGTGATTCAAGTGTTGGCAATGTAAAAACATTAATTCTTGTAGGGTCTGTATAAACTAAACTTCTTGCAAAATCGCCAGAGACTTTTACTGTATTAACATTAGCAGCACCAACAGGTAGAACTTTTTGTAGTTCATTTGCAACAAATTCAGTTTGAAATATAGCCAGACTTTGTAACTGATCTGCCATATATGTAGTTCCTTCTACAGACCAACCTTCTAAACTTTCTTTAAATTGTGCCAACATTGCTCTAATACGAGCAACGGTTGCTGGTGATTTAACCTCATCAATAACAGCCAACTTATTTGTTAAATCTAAAATTACATTATTGTAATTGGTTACTATTTCACGAGAGATTCTATTGCTATACCTATTTAGGTCAATAGCTTCTCTATAAAAACTTTCAGGGATAGACATAAATTACTCGTCATTTTCTTCTTCAGGTTCTTCTTCAGGTTCCTCTTTCTCTGGTTGTGCCATTTCTATCATTCCACCACTTTGTGTAGATTCAATTTCCTCTTCGACATCAAATTCATCTCCTAAAACTTCACCCTCGTGTAATTGTTTTAATAATGTTTGTTGTGTAATTGAACCAGAAGTATAAAGCTGCAACAATGCCTGTATTTCTTGTGGCTCTAATCTTTGTGATAAGAAGTCTCTATTAACAAAACAACTACCAGATTCAGCATTTAAATATTGTCCATGAAATTGTAAGCAGTTATCAATCATATCTTGCATTTGTTGTGCTACAACCATCATTGTTGAATCACCTTGTGATCTGTCTATTCGTTTAGCTTCTGCTGTTTCTGCTGATAACTTTTGACCTAATACAGCAGCAAGACCTAACTCATTTATTTGACCAGACAAAACATCAAGTCTTTTAAATTGTGCATCATAACTTCTACCAGCAGGCTCAATATATTCTGCCCTTCCATCAGAAGGAAAAGCAATAGCTTCTCCGGGTCCAGCAGTTACTTCTTCTGAACTTTGCGGAAACCCATAAAATGCCAACATAGGCACAGCAGATATATGTAACTGATTATCAAGATCAGATTGTATTTGATATGC